AGGAAGGTCACAGTTGACAAACCAGTAGAATAATCTGCTAGAATTAAGGCTCATTCATTATATAGGAGATTAATATGGGAATGATAGGAGAATGGTTAGGAATCGTAACAGGTGTCGTTTGCGCTGCAAGCATTATCTGTTCTGTAACACCAACACCAAAAGATGATGCCATGATCGGTAAGTTATATAAACTTATTGAGATGTTAGCATTGAACATTGGCAAGGCTAAGAAGTAGTCATGTCTNATAGCGTTACACCATTNGTATACAATGCTTCATTGGATAGGGTAGTAGATGGAGACACCATAGATGTAGTGCTAGATTTAGGCTTTGCAGTAAAGCTACACAAACAAAGAGTAAGGCTCGCAGGAATTGACACTCCTGAATCAAGGACAAGAAACCTTGCAGAAAAAGCGCTTGGACTAAAAGCCAAACAAAGACTAATAGAGCTATGTGTTGGCTCTTTCAAAATACAATCACTAGGAAAAGGTAAATATGGCAGAATACTTGGCATCCCTTATACAGAAGATGGTAAAAGTATTTGTCAGATGCTCATTGATGAAAAACATGCAGTTGAATACTGGGGTGGTAAGAAGACTGGTAAAATTTTGGAAGATGGAACATGGGGAGAATAATATGAAAATATCACAAGAAGGGTTATCACTAATAAAAAAGTTTGAAGGTTGTGAACTTAATGCTTACAAATGTGCAGCCAATGTTCCCACAATTGGATATGGTTCAACTCATGGTATAAAAATGGGCATGTCTATTTCTAAAGCTAGAGCAGAAGAATTATTACTTGAAGATATTGCAGTTTATGAAGATGCAGTTAAAGAGTGTGTAAAGGTTCCTTTACATCAACATCAATTTGATGCTCTTATATCATGGACATTTAATCTTGGTGGAAGCAATTTAAATTCTAGCACTATGTTAAAAGTATTGAATACAGGGGCATATGAGGATGTTCCTGTTCAGATAAAAAGATGGAACAAAGCTAATGGCAAAGTTTTAGATGGATTAACTAGAAGAAGATTAGCTGAATCATTACTATTTGAAGGGCAAGACTGGGAGCATGTTTAATATGAGTATAATAATTAAAGAGGAAGATGAACTTCCATTAATTGTAAAATTATTAAAGAATGCTTTACAGGAAAATAATTTAACTGATACAGAAACCATGATTGCGCATGAACTTTATGAAGATTTAAAAAATTGCAAATGGCATTAAGCAAAACACAAACTAAAAGATTAGGCGGAATATTAGCAGTCATGTTCGGTGATAACCTGCCTAATGAAATTATCACTGATCTAATAAAACAAGGTTTCGTTAAACTTAATGGTCAGGAATATATGCTTACTGAAAAAGGACTTGATGAAAAAAATAGGCTATGTACTCTAAGTGGATTAAATATTATGTATAAATCTGAAAGAAAAGTAGCGAACAGCTAGGAGGTATTGCTATCCGCTACCTTCACAACCCAATCATATAACTGATAGAATGAGTTGTAGTAGTTTTAAGTGATACTAGCACTAGCTTATATTTTTGTTTGCTATCATACATTTTAAAATAAATAATAAATCTTTTTTTTCTTTTAAAATCTTTTCTATTACTTTAAGTTCTTGTTCTGTTTGTTTTACTTCTTTATTAATACTCATATAAAACTCCTAATTCATTGCATTAGTACCACTTATAAAAACACTATCATTGAGTCTTTTATAACCATACATTTTTCTAAATTTTAGTCTTGCTTCATCTAAAGACAATTTAACGTCTTTATAAATTTCACGTTCTACTGTATTAGCATGATGCCACCTATTAAAATTTACTTCATAAGATGCTTTTTCATCATATAAAAAATTTACTAAGATACTCATTTTTTACTCCCTTTTATTTCGTTGTAGTGTATTTCTATCATTTGTTTAATTAATTTGCCAGTTTTTACCTCATGATATTTACGTAATGCAGTTAACATTTGGTGTGTATCAGGGTCTATTCTAAATTGCACTGTTCTAGTGTTTGCTTTTTTTGTCTTAAATTGTAATTTCATATTAATGCATTGGAAAGAATTCCATATAAGGTTCTTCGCTATAGCCCTCAGGCATCCAAGTTACTAATTCTTCTATAGTGGACATATCTCTATCAAAAGATATAGTTCCACCAAAATTGTCATCACATGCAACAATTGAAATTCCTGCATATGCATAAGCATTAGGGTCATCTCCAAGTTTAAAATACCTATTCTCATCAATAAGCAATCCTTCATCATCAACATACATAATGACATTAGTTCCTAAACGTACTACATCAAAAACTCTACAATCCATTATTTTTGTGAATTCATTAATGCTTTCACTATTACTAATAGTTACTTCTGTTGTTGTTTGTTCAAAAGGATTAATTACTATTACATTTATTGGTTTAGACATTTGTTATCTCCTTACACTTTTCAGCATATTGTTTTATTAACATTTCAATTCTAGGGTTAATATTTGCATGACCATTTTCAAAACGAGCAATCATGCTTCTGTTAGGTATACCATTACTAAAGTATCCAAGATATTCAGCTAATTCATGTTGCGTAACACCTAGTTCTTTCCTTAATTCATAAAGCTCTAATCCATTCATACTATTTCCTTATAATCTATGTTGAATCTGTCTAAGACTGTATGATGCCATTCCATCAAAAATTCATGGCACATACCCTCAGACCATTCAGCAGGGTTTAATTTTTCCACATTCCACTTGTTATGCCATATTAAAAACGAATGCCAAAATGTAGGATTTGTTTCTAAACAGCTTTTTAGATATTTTAATTTATTCATGATTTAAAAGATGTTGTTTTGTAATTCCAATCAACATGACCAAGTTCTTCACGCATAACTTTTTTTATGTGCTCCATATCATCAACTATCTTTTTGTTTTCTTCTTGTAGTTCTGCAATTGCTAATACATGTGAGTCAATTTGTGCATAAATTACTGGGTCTACTTTTGCACCATCTTGTACTTCTTTTTTAGATAACATGCCATGTTTTTTTAGCTTTGTGTCTCTACTAGGACTTATTTCAGTGTATGGTTTAATTTTTTTGCTGTACCAAACTCTATAATTAAAATCACTTTTATGAGTGCCAGTAAAATTCTTTCTAGCAAGAAGCTCTTTGCCTATAGCGCGAGCATAATTTCTATATCTATTTATTACTGCATATCTATCAATAATAAAAGAATCTCCTATTTCCATTTCTTTAATAAGATTTTTTTCTGCATCAGGAATACCAACATGTTTTAATGGAATTGGTATATTCTTATCTATTTTCTTAATGCTCATTAGTGCAACTCCTTACCATATTTAACTATATGAGAAAGTTTGTTCCAGTCATCTTTGCTTAGTATTTTTTTAATTTGTTCTAAGTGCATATTTGAAAAGTCTTTAGCGTACTTCTTAGATAATTTATTTATGAAAGCAAATACATATGATTGTCTTATACTCATAGTATTCTCCCAGTAATTTTATCTATAGCAGCTATAAAACCATAATCATCTCTAAGAACCCACCACTTATCAAACTCAGCACTAAGGTCTTTTATTGGTTGATTGTATTTTCTGCCATCATCTGAACATCTACTAATATATTGATATTTAGCCTGTTCATAAGTTGCTGCTTTATTTGACATTTTCACACTCCCCACTTATTTCAAAGTCATACCATTGGTATAACTCTTCTCTATTATTTATATAAGAATTTCCAAAAAGACCTGCTAGTCTTTTGTCTGCTTCTTCATGACCATATTCAGCAATAAACTCAATCATGTTATGTTTAACACAAGATAAAGTTAAAGAGCTTACAATGTTTTCTATTTGTTTACTCATTATGCAGTTCTCCAAACTCTGACAGACCAACTATTATTTACTGCATCTGTTTGAACGCTTTTTGATTTTATTTTAGGGTAACTTGCTGAATGGTATGTTCCACCATTAAATCCATTAGCAACTGCTTCTTTATATCCATTTTTTAATCGCATATTTCTAGCAGCAGCATAAAGTTTAGTAAGATCAGATGGGTTATTTATTAATATTGAATCACCAATAGTCATTTCATTATCAATAAATCTTTCAAAATCTTTTTTTGATAAAGCGCCTAGCATTCTAGGCATAGGCACATTTTTTTCTATAGTAAATATATTCATACTATGCTATATCCAAGCTATTAACTTTAACCGCAAGGTCAGAAAAATTAGCATCTTCTAATGCTTCTGTTGTTACAGTCAGAATTGCATCAGCATTCCATTTAGTAAATTTACTAACTACTAAACCTAATGCTTCTTCATCAGTTGCTTTATATCCTTTTACAAATGCCTTTCTTTTAACAGCATCTAATAAAACAGGCATTACCACTGCAATCATTTCATCAGTTGTTGTATTATCGTTACTTAATGTTTTAACCATTGTTTTCTCCTTAAAATTATTAACATTATTTTCTTTCATACATTTATTATACATTGGTTGCATAAATAAACAACCCAAAATGTACAAATAGTTATATTTTTTTAGAAGGGTAATTCATCATCAATATCTGTTAATGTTGAGCCTGTTTCCCAAAGCTGTTGCGCATAGGATTTTGCAAAGTCTGATTTCATTCCATAGTTCTCAAATAGAGCCTTTTCTGAACCAAATTTTGAATGTAATAAATGATGATGGTATAGACATAAAGGAATTACGTTTCTGTCATCAGCTTTCATGGAAATGCCACGTGTGCCAATCCAAGGTTTTAGTAAGTGATGTGCTTGTACAGACTTATGATGTGATAAAAAACCTGCTTTACATATACTGCAAGGCAGGCTTCTTATATAAGCAAGATGCTTGGGGTTTCTAGAAGGGCGCTTCTTCTTCATCAAGAATAGGCATTAGAGAACAACTTAAAAATTCATTACCACTGTCATGACCAATTTTTTCCCAACCACCAAATTTGTAAGTTCCTGCATCAATACTTACTTTTCCACTAAGATCAGGTGATTTAGGTGATTTTTTACTTTCTGCATCATGATGATAAACAAGACCTGCACTTATCATAAGTTCGTGTTTCTTCTGACCTTTATCATTTTCACTTTGCACTAAGATGCCATATTTTTTAACACCATTTACCATAAAGAAACCTCTTTTTAAAACTTGTGATTTGTTTTCCATAAATAAAGCACCTGTTAGATTATTGTCATATTCCATTTTTTTCTCCTAATAATAATTTATATTCATATCCCTGACTGTTAAACATTCTTCTTCTTTTTATAATCTCATCTGAAGCAGGTAGATTATATTTTATGCGATTATGTTGTTTTCGCAAATTTCTTATAGCAGCACTTATTGAAGGCTCCCCATAAAATTTATTCGTATTTTTTTGTATGCATTGTTGTAATGACCAAAACGTCCAAAATTTGCCATCACGCATACACATGAAAACGTAATCATCAAGACTATTAGGATTCTGCATTGTAAATCCCCAAAAGTTTATCATATGCTTCTTTTGTACTGTTAGTAGATGCAATTTGTGCTTTTTGAATAGTATCTTTATTTAACTCAAATATTCTTTTACACTCAACACTAGATGGGTCTTTTAAAAATGTGCGCAAATGATGTAAGTATTGTTCTTCATCATCTGTATTAATAACAATAGCTTTATTATCACTCTCTATTTTATATTTACCTTTCTTCTTTGGTGTATAAACAGGCGCTTCAGATTTATTATTTATGGCATTGTCTACCTCAAAGGAACTTGCATATTCACCACCACTCAAACCACATGATGACAATGCTCTACCTATTGCGCTTGTACAACAATTCTCTAAAGCAGAAGTTTTATTAACCATGCCCTCTCCACGAAATTCTTCTGCATAGTCGCTACCAATAACATTCCATATGCCTTCATTACAAACGCTTACAGTGGCTTTCACGACCACTCTTTCAAGATCATGTAGAATTACTTTTGTAGTTATTTTGGCACTGTCACCATATGCCTTTCTAAATATTTCTACTCTAGTTGCTACTTGCGTATAAAATTTACCTTTAATATTTACCTTATCTGATTTAGGTAAGTTTGCTATTTCTGTAATAGCTTCATTTAATTTATTTATATTCATCATATTCTCCATAGTTTTTTTGCTGCTTCTTTTTCATTCCTTGACCACATCCAATCATCTAGGTTAGGAATGTATAAATCAGCAATTACATTAATATCATCACTATAAGAAAGAACATTCATCATATTGATTGCTGCTCTTTCCACCACATTCATATGCATATCTAAATCTATAACAGGAGTAGTGACTACTTCTTGTTTAGTTGATGTTACATATACATAATCTATTATTGGAGTACATTTTTCAGCAGCAGCATATATAGCTAATTGTCGTGATGTTGTATCAAGCATTTTACTTGTAAGCCTATTTACAGTTTTTATATCACGAACCACCCCTTCGTATTGCAGGTCTAGGTATCCGATTATAGGAACTGGCAACCAGTCATACTCTAATTTTATTTTTTTCTGCGTAGCAACTGGTGTACCTAAACTTCTAAAATGAGGTATTGCTATTTCTACGTAAGTATTAAGTAAATCTCTTTCTTTGCTTACTTTAGAATAATCAAAAGGTATTTTTTCTTCTTGCGCTTGATTCATTCTTTCATCAAAAACATCTATAGCAAACTTTTGCAATTTTTTTATAGATATGTCTTCATAGACACCTTTACATATAGCATCATCAACTGCTATACCTCTCCACATTGCAGGTGAACCAAAAGAATCACGAAAGCCGCTAACTTGTAAAACCCATCTTGCTGGATTAGTGATGTATTGGTTGATGCTGCTTGCGCTTATATGGTTGATACCATGTTGTTCAAAGGGATTATTTTTCATATTATTCCAAATTATTATCAAATTATATGTATCATAGTAAGACAAAATGGGTGGATATACAAGAACTTATCTGATATAGTTTGTTTATGAAATTAGGTACATGGCTAAAAGATAATAAATATACCCACGCAACATTTATTGATATGGCAAATAAACATGGTGCGTCATTTACAATACATGCTTTAGCAAAATGGTGTAGAGGTGTAAGAATACCAAGAAAAGATGAAATGGAAAATTTACACAAGCTCACAAAAGGCAATGTACAGCCTAATGATTTTTATAACTTGCAATAATTTATAAATAAAAGTACATTATGGGTTATGAGTATTGAAGCCCTAGGATGGTGTAAAAAACAAGACTGTAATACGCCAAGTACAAAATTAGTATTATTCATACTTTCTAACTACGCAGATGAGCAACATAGTTGTTATCCAAGTGAAAAACATTTAGCAAAAATATGTGGCATTAGCGATAGACAAATTCGTAGATGCCTTACATGGTTAGAAAACAACAATATGCTTACAGTAAAACATAGAAAAGGCACTAGCAATAGGTATTATCTAAGTGTGGACACCAACGTCCTAACCCTTAGGACACGTAAGTCCGCCTATACTAAAGACATACAAAAGACTAATCAGAAGAAAAAAAATAGGAGTAAAAATGAACTTGCAGGCTAAGTTAAAAGATGAACAAAATATAGATGCATATGATTGTGGAGAAGGTTCACATAAAATTATGTGTCCACAATGTCAACCACCACACAACCCAAAAGATAGACCACTGAGCCTTACTATAGAAAATGACACTGCTTTATGGCTTTGTCATCACTGCAATTTTAGTGGATCAATAAAACCTAATGGGTCCTATACAAAACCAACAATAAAAGTAGAAACAAAAAGTGTTGGATTTGATGCAAAAGCTAATGATTATTTAGATAGTTATTTTAGTAAGAGATCAATTTCTCGTGAAACCTATCAAGCCTTTAACATTTTTTGTAAAGACAAAAAGTGGATTGGATTTCCATTTAATGGTTTCAATAATAGATGCGATAATATTAAATATAGAACTGCTGATAAACAATTTAAACAAACACCAAAAGCTAAAAAAAGTTTATATAACTATGCCCATGTAAAAGATGCAAACGTAGTTGTATTTGTTGAGGGTGAGATTGATGTACTTAGTTTATGGGAAGTAGGTTTTAAAAACTGCACAACACTTCCTGATGGCGCTCCTGCGACTGTGTCATACAAAGAAAATGATAAAAGATTTAGTTGCTTACAAACACACCCACTAAAGGCAAAAAAAATAATACTATTTGCAGATGCTGATGGTGCAGGTGAAAACTTAAACAAAGAATTAATACATAGATATGGTAAAGATAAGTGTTGGATAGTTGAAACGCCAAAAGATTGTAAAGATGCAAATGACATATTAGTTAAATTAGGCGCTGAAGTTTTAAAAAGAATAGTAAGGAACGCAAAACCACTTCCAGTAGATGGGCTTTATTCTGTTAATAGTTATACAAAAGATGTTATTGATTTATACAATGGGAATTATGACAAACCTTTAGAAGTTGGATACCCAAGTTTGGATAAATTGTATAAAGTACAAAAAGGTACTTTCCATGTTTGGACTGGTATACCTAATCATGGCAAAAGCACATTCTTAGATCAAATATTAGTACGCATTGCAAAACAGCATGATTGGAAGTTTGCTATTTTTTCACCTGAACATTCAACAAAAATGCATATAAGAAGATTGTTGCAAATTGTTGCAGAAAAACCATTTGATAAAGGCTTTACTACAAGAATGGATACAACAGAATTACATAACGCATTAGAGTGGATACATGAGCATTTCTTTTTTATAGAAACTAGAGAACACATACCAAATGTAGAAAAAATATTAGAGATAGCATCGCAAAGCTGTCAAAAGTTTGGAGTAAATGGCATTGTTATTGACCCATTTAATGAGGTATCAGCTATAAGGAGAGGTAATCAAAGAGAAGACGAGCATATAAGAGACTTCATTTCTAACTGCAAGAGGTTCGCTAGAAAGCATGATTGTACTGTTTGGGTAGTAGCGCACCCTACTAAGATGCAAAAGGATAACAATGGCGGCTATGCGCCACCTACAGCATATGATATAGCAGGTGCTGCCCATTGGCATAATCAAAGTGATGCAGTCGTAACAATACATAGAGATTTTGATGATGAATCTGTTACTCTTATAACTAGAAAAATAAGAGAGCAGGGACTTTATGGTTCCATAGGTGAAGCTAAGTTTGAATATAACCAAGCAAAAAGAATTTTTGAAGAAAGAAAACTAGATAGTAATTGGAGTTATTAATGCGAGATATTGGAAAAATTTATGATTTAATTGCATCTAACTATGATACAAATTATGCAGATGACAGAGTAGGTAACATAGTAGAAGCAGAAAATAGGTTTATTAAAGAAATTATGCCCTATCAATTTGGTAGTATTTGCGATTGTGGCAGTGGAACTGGGTTGCTATTTGATTTAGCTAATATAAATCCTAGTGATTATACTGGTATAGATGCATCATCTAAAATGATAAAAGAAGCAAAAAAAAAGCATCCTAATGCTAAATTTATAAAT